CCCAGGCATCACAAGTGAGGCATAAATAACACTATGCTGATCTATCGGGCCATCAATACTGTCAACGGAAAATCCTACATAGGTAAAACTGAAAAAACTCTCGAAAGGAGAAGAGATTTGCATGTTGCGGCATCCAAACAAAAAAACCAGTTTGCTTTTCACAAGGCTATTGCCAAATATGGTGTTGACGCCTTTGAATGGAATGTGTTAGAGTCTTGCAATAGCATTGAAAATCTTAATACGCAAGAAAAAAATTACATTAAGATATATGAAACTTTTGGGCCAAAGGGTTACAACATGACCGAAGGCGGTGAAGGGCAAAGTGGGTGGAATCCTTCTACAGAAACCAGAGCACTATGGAGCAAACAACGCAAAGGTATATCTCCGTGGAACAAAGGCACTGCCAAACCCAAAAAATTAAAAACAGACGAAGAAAAAGCTGAAACACACCGCCTTGCAAATCAAAAAAGAAGCGAAACACTAAAAGGTAAGACTACATGGAATGTTGGACTCAAAGGAAAATATGGTTACACTAAATATCGAGTAATTTACAAAGACGGCACTGAAAAAGTAGGAACACGCATTGATTTAAAGCTACCAAAAACAACTGTTGATACCATGTTTAGAGACAAGTGTGGAAGTCGTAAATACAATATTAAAAAGATAGAACGCATATGAAGATTAGTGATTTCCGTATTACCAATCACGACAAACTAGACAGTATACTTGTACGTCTATGTGAAATGGTCATTGCAGGTCAACAGAAAGATGCCAACAACTATGGAATGGTAGCGGCTGCTGTACTAGATCCTGACAACAACTGTGTGGCCGCACTAAACTATCGTGTTGGTGATAAGGACGTGCATGGTGAACGTGCAGCTATTGATGCTTATGAATATCGTTTTGGCGACATTCCAGAAGGGTCGATTATTTTAACTACATGTAGTCCATGTAGTGAACCCATGCCCGAGCGTGTGGGCGAGAGCTGTACCGATCTAATTAGTTCTACACCGGTTCACAAAGTCTATGCTGGATATCGTGATCCAAGTCAAGAAACTAGGTCTGGCAAAACTTATCATTTACAAATTACTAAAAATAAAAAGATACAGGCGTTATGTCAAGCATTTGCCGACACATGGCTCGACGATGAACAGTTAGACGAACTTGCCTTTATGGGCAGTCAATGTACCAAAGACTGCTCAGGTCATCGTGCTGGATATGCGTGGTCAAAGGCTCGTGGCGGAGTAGATGCCAATAGTCCGTATAGTCCAAGTTTTAACAAAGGTTCTGCTATCGGTACTGCCGAAATAATGAAGGCTACACAACCAAAGCAAACTAAACCTGCTCCACAACAAGTAATCAATCCAAACAACAAGCTATGAACGACAATCAATACCCAGTATACCCCGACCAGGACGAAGGCGACAACAGTGATTATAAACGAAATCCTTACGCCCCTTGTTGAATTGTCTCCAGATACCTTAACCGGTAGCAAGAGTAGTAGTCTCAATCTTGAAAGATTTTGGGCTATTGCTACATTATCTCAAATTAAAAATAATTTTGATACCATTTATATTTTAGGATCTTGGTATGGTAATGTGGCTTTATTGTTATTCATGTTAAACAAGTATATTACGTTTGATCAAATTATCAATGTTGATACTAACGCCAACGCACTTAAAGTTGGACAACAACGGTTGGCTAAATTAGGCCTAGACAATAAAACTGAACCCATGTCCAAAGATGCTAATGAGTTGGATTATCAACAACTTGGCCCTAGTGGACTAGTGATTAATTTAAGTTGTCATAACATCAACGGACTATCATGGTTAAATAATATTCCTGAGAGTACTATGGTTGTGCTTCAAGCTCGCAACTGTGACCCCGGAGCTGTTAATCAATATAAAAATTTTAAAGAATTTGATATGGCATTGCCTATCACCAAAACTTTATATCAAAACACATTTAAATTAACAGACTCAGATGGATCATATGAAGAATATATGAAGATTGGTATCAAATAGAACACCTACCTTAGGACCTTATGGTTCGCGGTGTGCCCGGCTGCTGGGCTAGGTTAGCGATTCGTGCTCGCGACCCTAGAAGTGAGCTAAGTAAATTTATGTTTGATTGCCTATTACACGATAGGATTGTTGACTCTTGGTCGCATCCTAACATTGAAATCTACAAAAAATTTTATAGTTTTTTAAATCAAATTAATCCAGATCAGGTTCAGTTGCATTTAAATATGCGTAGCGATTCTTTTGACAAAGTCATCATTACAAAAAAAGTTTTTGTTGTATCTTCTTTGGCAGAAGCACCCAGGGTCGAAGCCCTAAACAAACTAGCAACACAAAATCCCAACACATGGTTTATATGTCTGGCGGATGTAGAATTTTATGACTATCCGTTTGTTACAAACATAATACCTTTTACCTATCGGCACTGGCACGTTCCATTATTAAAATTTTTAAAAGATCATCAACATACTGTAACTTCTGCTAAATCAAAAACAATAACAAAAAAATTTAGTAGTTTAAGTTATTTTAACAAACAGGTGCGAGCTCTTGTTACAGCATCTTTACTAACCTATGCCAAAAACGACAGTATTATATCGTGGCACAACAAGACTTGGTCTGACCATCACAATTATCTGATTAGAACTATTATACAACACCCTCGTTACCGTGAGTTAGAATGGGAGTTACTTAATCAAAGTTATCTAATAGACGATTACGGAGATGCCGATAATTTTTATGAAAAAAATATGGGTAATTCATTAAACACAATTTATCAATCTTCCTTGATTAATTTTTCAAATGAAACTACCAATTTTGGACTATATCAAGTAGGCGATATTTCGTATGTTCGCCCTGGGCCGTTTTTGACAGAAAAAACATGGAATCCGTTGCTTGCTGGTAATGTGTTGTTTAGTTCAGCAGATCCGTTAGTATACAACTATCTGATCAAACATTATAACATACCAATCAACTATTCCATTGACATGAGTTTTGATAGTATGGTTGGAGATCTGGATAGATTTGCGGCGATCCGTGACGAAATTTTGAGATTGGCCAATATACCGCTCAAAGTGTTAATTGAAGAAAATATTGACAACTGCGAGCTAATTCAGCAAACAATTACCCATCCAGAATACACTTTTCAATTTGATCAATTTAATCGACGCCAGTCTGATAAAATTGCCGAGATAATAACCAAATTGGTTCTTGACTAATGCCGCGCGAACCTGTATAATTAATGTATTAACAATAGGAGAATTATATGTCATCTCGCATATTCACAGCAGAACAAACCAAAAAACTCAACACAATCATCAACGAAGGTATCCAAGTTACTACCGAAATTGAAACACTTACAGGTGGCCTTAACGATACTATCAAAGCCATTGCCGAAGAATTAGAAATCAAACCAGGTATCTTAAAAAAAGCAATCAAGCTAGCACACAAGAGTGAATTTGGTCGTGAACAACAGGATCACGAATTGCTTGAACAAATTTTAGTTCAGGTAGGCAAAACACTTTGAATTTAGATATATCAAAACTTGGGTCAGCAGAAGGTGGGGTTGACCTCAGAGAAGACCCCAGCTTTATAGATTGGATAAATGAAGAACAATTTAAAAATTTTAGATCTTGCATTCGATATGTTACAGATCAGGTGGTGCAATGCAACCGAGAAATTCAAGAGGTTGCACCAGAAAAATTAATAACATTACATTTTGTCGATGCGTGTCCTCCTCAACAGTTTCAAAATCAAAATAAAGAAGTTTTAGTTACTAACAATCATCTTCCACCCGGTGTATTAGATTCTAAATATTACCAAGAATTTTCTCCGTCGTGGTATGGAATATATGCAGGCGATGTAGCGATTGAAGAAATCACACCAATTAAAAATTTTAACTGTTTCATAAAACGTATGGATCCTATTAGACAAAGTTGGTTTTATCAACTTATTCGACGAAATATACTAGATCAAGGTTATGTTAGTTTTATGATGGATATTTTTATTGCTGTTCAAATGGGTCAATTTTCTCCTACTACATCTCTAATAGAGGCCTTTGAGTCGCAATTTAAAAGTCATTTAGCAATATTTGCTCCAGAGCATGAGTTTATAAAAAATCAAGTGCCATATCGCAATTTTGATGATTCTGTCGGGTTGAATAAAATTATTATGCAATCTAAATTTAGCATTGTTTTAGAAACTTGCTTTGATCGCAATGATTCTATAACCTATAGTGAAAAAATCTTCAGATGTTTAAAGTTGCCCCGTCCTTGGCTTGTGTTTAGTATGAAAGGTGCGGTTCAACATCTTAGAGATATAGGATTTGATGTGCTTGACGATTTAGTAGACCATAGCTATGATAACATAGATTTTGAAATAGATAGACAAGTTGCAATTTTAGACACAGTGCAAGAACTTTCTAAGTTAGAGTTTACTCCAGCGGTGCTAGATAGATTAAATACGGCTGCACGTCATAATCAAGAAAAACTTAATACGTTTTTTAACACATGGCACAAGGATATAGACGTGGCTGTTGATCTTGCTAAAGATAAATGTTTGGCTTTATAATTTACTATGGAAATTTTACTATGAATCAAATTTTTTTTATTCTTCTAAGTTTATTTGTTGTTAATGCGTCGGCGCAACAAGTTATTACGGTTGTAAATGCACAGGGTCCTACACAAAGTATGACTCCGCAAATTATGCGGGTGATTGACGAAGCCAATCGAATTCAAAACAAATATCGGTTTGTTCAAGAGTTTAAACCGGGAGGATTTGAAAGCATTGGTGTTAAATTTATGTTAGAAAGGCCACAAGATCGTGTGGTTACTGTTACTAACTCTGTAGTTGAAGCCGAAAGCCGAGGATTTGTTGATTTAAATAATCTTCGACCTGTGTTCAGTCACGGAGATGCTTGTTGGGCAATTATCAGCAATACCGATCTTAATAAGACTAAAGAAATTACAGTAGGTGGTCCTGCTATTGGTGGTGCGGCACATTTGGCAGCACTTCAAATTGGTAAAAAATATAATGTTCCAGTTAGATATATAGTGTATCGCTCTAACTACGATGCGCTGGTTAACATGGCCGCAGACGATCATAGTGTAAATTTGGTTATGGATAGATTAGTTAATGCTAAACAGTTTGCAGAAAAAAATCAACGTATTCGTCCAGTGGCGTTAAATTGTCCCGATCGTGATCCTGCGTATCCTAATGTAAAAACTTTAAAAGAATTACAAATAAATTCGCCTTACATCTGGCAATTTACAATGGCTTCGCCAGACATGCCGGTTGCAAGACAACAAGAAATTGCAGATATCTTCCGTCAAGTATATCTTTCCGTTGGTCGAAAGGAAATGCAATCTCTCAGTGATTTTGTAAGCCCGGTATATCTCAAAGAAGATACTGCAACACATTACAACAACAGTATATCGACCTTGAGAGCATATCGACAACGCTACGCTAAAGAAATTGCTAATCCCAACTGATGACTCTTTGTAATTTTGCACAGTCTATTATTGAACAGAGTTATCAGTATCCTGATAAACTGGCAGTTCGGGACGGCATTGAAGATTTGACGTATCAAGAACTAAGTTGTCGCATTCAGCAAACAGCACACGGACTTAGAAATCAAGGATTGCAAACTAAAGATCATGTAATTATTACCATGGAAGACTGTGTAGATTGGCCAGTTGTATTTTTAGCCTGCCTACATCAAGGAATAGTTCCGTTACCGTTAAGCACAACAATTGGCACAGATTTATTTTGGAAAATTGTCGAATTTGTTGATTGTAAATTAATCATTGCAGGTAATCAAAGAGCACAACAACTAACTGGATTTTTGCCTATACTGACTCGAGAACAAGTTCGAGAGTTTTATAAGACCTACTCAGAACCATGCAGTCCAATTATGGTTCATACAGATAGTGCAGGTTGGTTAAATGTCAGTAGCGGATCTACCGGAATACCTAAGGTAGCAGTGCATCGGCACCAAACACTATACGAAATTTTAAATCTAAGTCCTGCTTTAAGTTTTAGCATGACCAAAGACAGCACAATTTTAAGTATAGCTAAAATGAGTTGGAATTTTGGTTTGCACAATAGTGTCACCTATACTTTGGGGTTAGGTGCTACGGCTATTGTGATTCCAGAGGCTCCGGCTATGCCAACTATATTTGAATATATAAACCGATTTTGCCCTACAATAATAGTAACAAGTCCAAGCATAATTCGTAGACTACTATTACCGACGAGTAAAAAATATACCTTGCCCGATAGTATCAAACATTTTCACAGCAGTGGTGAACATTTGCCTCAGGTAATGTATGATCAGTTTTATCAACGATTTGGGTTAAAAATTAATTCTTGTATAGGTATGATGGAGACCTGCACTAATTATGCGGCTAATCCAGATTGGGAACACGATCCTGGCACAGTAGGTAAACCACTTCCAGGTGTTAAAGTCAAATTAGTAGATGATGAAATTTATGTAAGCAGTCCAGCCAATGCCTGTTACTATTACAAAAACTATGAAAAAACTCGCGAAACCTTTATTGGCGAATGGGTGCGTACCGGAGATAGAGGATATTGGAACGAGCACGGTAATCTTGTGTTTGCTGGGCGTGTTGACGATGTTTTTAAAGTTAACGATCTAATTGTAAATCCTATTGAAATAGAAGAAGAAATTATTAAAGATTCTACTGTGGACCAAATAGCAATATCAGGAGTAATTAATTCTCAAGGAATAAAAGAAGTTCATGCTTTTATCATTCCAGGAGATAACTTTGACTTACAAGAATTTAAATCTAGATTAAGTCAGAAGTTATTTCCACATCAGATACCCAAGCATATACATATAGTTTCAAACTTTCCAGAAACTATGACTAATAAAAAAGATCGTAAAACCATGTCCAAGGCGTTAAACAATGCTACTATATTTTAAACCTACTGATCCCTTATATCTTGTCGGCACCGGTGTATATACCAGTGAGTTGATCGAATTTATAAAAGAGGAACATTCTGGCGTAGTGTTGGGTGTAAGCAAAGAAGAATATTTTGCTTTACCCGATAACGCACAGTGCATAATTGGATTTCAACGCATGAATTATCGCATAAACTTTTTACAAGAGTCCGCGCAACTTAATAGACGTTGGCCTACTTATGTTCACCCGTCGACTATCATTTCTAAAACTAGTATATTTGGACAAGGCACTGTAATCGGTCCGAATAGTTGTATAGGTCATAGTGTTACTATTGGAGATTTTTGTTCCGTTGCACCCTTGGTTAGTATTGGTCATGGATCCACAATAGGATTTAATAATGCTCTTAGTCCAGGAACTATTATAGGTGGATCTACCACAGTTGGTAACAATGTTTATTTTGGACAATCCAGTTCTATTAGAGATAAAATTAACATCTGCGATGATGTCAAATTTGCTATGACTAGTGCCGTGACAAAAAACATTGTCGAACCTGGAGAGTATTTTGGAAATAAAAAATCTGGTCTTTTAACAGGAAAGTTTTAATTGACCTATTTGGTGGAAGAATGGTCAAACGATTATGAAAAAATTGTTGAAACTTTAAAAAATATAAGTAACAATGAGTCGCGCCCGTAAGGCGCATGTAGAAAGGTTAGTGGGCCACAAGCCACAGGAGAACGATGAGTTATATTGATGCACTATTTGATCGTGAGCACGATCGCATACATGTAGTTGAGCGCAGAGATGGTAAACGATGCTATCAAGAATATCCGGCTAACTATATTTTTTATTACGAGGATCCTCGTGGTAAATTTCAAAGTATCTTTGGCACAGCCGTGTCAAGATTTAGTTCACGCAACAACAAGGAATTCCGCAAGGAGTTACGTATCCAGTCAGGCAAGCGATTGTTTGAGTCGGATATCAATCCTGTGTTCCGTTGCTTAGAGGACAACTACAAAGGCCAAGACGGTCCTAAACTAAACGTAGCGTTCTTTGACATTGAGGTTGATTTTGATCCAGAACGTGGATTTAGTCGACCCGAAGATCCGTTTAATGCTATTACTGCTATTTCGGTATACTTGCAATGGTTAGGTCAAATGGTCACCTTGGTAATTCCTCCCAAACATATGAGTGCAGAAACCGCACAAGAGATTGCCGGCGAGTTTGAAAATACCATGGTGTTTAATAGTGAAGAAGAACTACTTAAAACTTTCTTAGACTTGATTGAAGATGCAGATGCCTTATCCGGCTGGAACAGCGAAGGCTTTGATATCCCCTACACAGTTAACCGTGTTACCCGTGTTCTAAGCAAGGATGACACTAGACGTTTTTGTTTGTGGAATCAATATCCTAAACCTAGAGAGTTTGAACGATTTGGTGCCACTAGCCAAACATATGACTTGATTGGTCGTGTGCATATGGACTATATGCAACTGTATCGCAAGTACACATACGAAGAACGCCATAGTTATAGTTTAGATGCCATTGCTGAATATGAGTTGCAAGAAAGTAAGACAGTGTTTGAAGGAACGTTAGATCAACTATACAATCAAAACTTCAAAACATTTATTGAATACAATCGTCAAGATACAATGATCTTGGCCAAGTTAGATAAGAAGTTAAAGTTCTTAGACTTAGCAAATACCTTAGCTCACGAGAATACGGTGTTGCTTCAAACCACAATGGGTGCTGTGGCAGTAACTGAACAAGCAATTATTAACGAAGCACATGAACGCGGCATGGTTGTTCCTAATCGCAAAGAACGCTACTCAGATGAAGATACGCAAGCCGCAGGTGCTTATGTTGCAT